TCCCATAAGTTTAGGTTCTTTAGAATTTAATACACAAAATACAGATATCGATTATTTGCAAGGCTCCGTTTCATTCGCATATAGAAAATATTCAATTGACATAATCAAATAAATATGATATAGTTATAGTATGATAATAAGTAACAATAATTATATACTAGAACTACAAGGTTCTCTAGGCACTGTCTATGGTGATGGAAAGTTACTATTCAAAGGTTTCAGTGGTACTGCAATCAAAGAATATATAAGATACGTCCCCGAACATCGATACAAATTTAGAGGTGTTAAAGAACATCAACGTAAACTGGAGTTGGCTAAAGACTTAGAAAAAGCTAGACTTAAAGCAAGGGAAAATGCAAAATGAATTGGTTAGTAGTAGTGATATTTTCAGGTGTCGTTGGAGGGTATCAAGATTTATATATTTTACAAAAACCTTCTTTCGTTTCAAGAGAAGAGTGTAGAACAAAATTAAGCACAGAAGAGCTTAAGGTTGCATTGACAAAGCAACTTACAAAAGAATATCCAGCATATAAGCCTATAGAAAGAATAGTATGTGCAACAGAGAAACAAATACAACAAGTATTAAACGATAGTTATGGTAAAAGAGATACATGAAAATAGAAGATATTATGGAGATGTGGACTAAAGATAGTTCTATCGATGAAACTGAATTAGCAACCGAAAGTTCGAATATACCTGTACTGCATAACAAGTATTTAAAAATATTCATGGCCGAACGTATAAAATTATTCTCAGCAAAAGCTGAACTCAAGAAGAAGCGTAGAGTTATATTAGAATATTATCTTGGTGAACTAGATCAAGAAGAACTCAAAGAACTTGGTAGAGATCAATTTTATAAAAAGTTATTAAAAAATGAAGTTGAACTATATGTAGATAGTGATGATGCACTTACGGAACATAGTTTACGTGTATCCGTACAAGAAGAAAAAGTTAACTATTTAGAAGCCGTTTTACGACAAATAAATAACAGAGGATTTCAAATAAAAAATGCAATCGACTGGAACAGATTCATTACTGGATAGCGAAGAAAAAGTATCTAGATTAAAATTGAGAATAGCTAAATTCAAAAAAGATAATGCACATATATGGAACAAGAAATACGACTATCCAGAAGTGAGAGTAGTAAAAGAGACACAATCAGAGTCAGAAAATACAACTCCGTCTATATACAAATTGATGCTGAAAAATCAACTTGCAGAGAACTAAGTGACTACTTTACATTTGATGTTCCTGGTGCTAAATTTATGCCAGCATATCGTAATAGATACTGGGACGGTAAAATACGTCTTTTCAATATTAATACAAAGCTTATCTATGGCGGACTTATACATCACATAAAATTATTTGCGAAACAACGTGATTATGATTTAATTTTAAATGATGGTTTAGATGATATAAACGATTATTCTATACCACAATTAGAATCTTTCACAAAAGAATATAAAATAAAACCTTACGATTATCAAATTGGTGCTATGGCTCATGCACTACGGACAGAAAGGGCCCTGATATTATCGCCAACTGCGAGTGGTAAATCATTAATAATTTATATGTTATGTGATTTTCTGAAAGGTAGAAAGCTTATTATTGTTCCTACTACTTCATTAGTGTTTCAGTTAGATAAAGATTTCGAATCTTATTATACTAACAATAGTTATTCTACACACTTAATCATGGCAGGGCAAGACAAAAATGCAGATGCAGACATTTTTATTTCAACATGGCAATCTATCTATAAACAACCAAAGAAATGGTTTGATCAGTTCGATGTCGTAATAGGTGATGAAGCACATTTATTTAAAGCCAACTCTCTTACAAAGATAATGACAAAATTGGAAAACTGTGATTGGAGATTTGGATTTACTGGAACTCTAGATGGTACAGAAACACATAGACTGGTTTTAGAGGGATTATTTGGGCCAGTGATGAAAGTTATATCAACAAAAGAATTGATTGATACGAATAGAATAGCTGATTTACGAATAAAAGCACTGGTGCTTAAATATGATGACAAAACAAGAAAAGAGATGAAGGAAGCTAAGTATGATGATGAAATAAAATTCTTAGCACAATGTCGTGAAAGAAATAATTTCATTAAAAACTTAGCATTAGGTAGAACAGGTAATACATTAGTATTATTTCAGATGGTAGAAAAACATGGAAAGCTATTATATGATCTAATAAATAGAGAAGATAGAAAAATATTTTTTATACATGGAGGTGTTGATGTTGAAGAAAGAGAAAGTGCTAGAGAAATCACAGAAAAAGAAAACAATGCTATTATCATTGCTAGTTATGGAACTTTCTCTACTGGTATCAACATACGAAACCTACATAATATTATTTTTGCTAGTCCTAGTAAGTCCCGTATAAGAAACTTGCAATCAATAGGAAGAGGACTAAGAAAAGGTGATAAAAAAAGTAAAGCAACTCTTTATGATATTGCTGACGATTTATCTTATAAATCTTGGAATAACTTCACTCTTAAACATTTTGCAATAAGAGTGAAAATGTACAATGAAGAAGAGTTTGATTATAAGATATATAACATAAGGTTAAAAAATGATAATAATAATAAAGTTATCTAGTGGTGATACATTATTGGGTAAACAATTTTATAAATCTAATGATAAAATTACTATTACAGATCCACTAAAGATGGAGTTCATAAACTTTCATGATGCTCCTGCTATGCATTCAACATTTTGGATACCCTTATCTTCAAAAGAAGAAATTAGTGTTGACATAGACATGTCACATGTGATAATATCAGTGAAAGCGCCTGAGGATTTAGAAGATTTTTATAAAAAGTCTATAGAAAGCATTAAGAAAATAGAAGATGGTGCTGAACATAAAAAAAGAATTATTGAGGAAAAGGTTAAAAATGCAATTAAGAGTATTACAAGAACATCAAACACAATACATACGGTGCATTGATGGCTAAAAGAAAAAAACATAATTATGTTGATAATAAAAAATTCTTAGAAGAAATGATAACTTATAGAAGATCAGTTCTAAGTGCAAAAGATTTTGGTGTTGAACGTCCTAGAGTACCATTTTATATTGGTGATTGTATTATGAAGATCGCTACACATTTATCATATAAACCAAATTTTATAAACTATTCATTCAGAGAAGAAATGATTTCAGATGGTGTTGAAAATTGTTTACAATATATTGACAATTTCAATCCAGATAAATCTAAAAATCCTTTTGCTTACTTTACTCAAATTATATACTTTGCATTTCTTAGACGTATACAAAAAGAAAAGAAATATTTGTATACAAAATATAAGGCCTCAGAAAATATAAATTTGTTTGGAGAAACTGCTGAAAAGTCAGAAAATCCTGGAGCTAATTATGCGGATAAAATAAAATATAATGAATGGACTGAAGAATATATGAATGATTTTATAGAAAATTTTGAAGAGAATAAAAGAAGAAAGAAAAGAAAAATTGTTGCACCTTTAGATAAGTTTATGGCCGAACAATGAAAATTGCTATCATTAACGATACTCACTGGGGTGCAAGAAATGACTCTCAGCAATTCTTAGATTATTTTAAAAAGTTTGTAGACAATATATTCTTACCTTATATCGATGAAAATAAAATAGATACTGTCATACATCTTGGTGACATTGTAGATAGACGTAAGTATATAAATTATGTGACGCTCAGACATTTAAAAGATAATCTAATACAACCTTTGTTAGATAGAAACATAGACTTTCATGTTATCATTGGTAATCATGATGTACCATATAAGAACACAAATGATATCAACTCTATGGCAGAACTATTTGATAAGCATAGTGTGAAATATTATTCAGAGCCTGAGGTTGTGACATTCGATGATACTGATATATTATTTGTGCCTTGGATAAACACATCTAACTATGCAAAATCTTTAGATATGATAAAGAATACAAAAGCACAGATTTGTATGGGACATCTTGAAATTGCAGGTTGCACACTCATGAGAGGTATTACTTCTGATCATGGTATTAGTATAGATACTTTCAAACATTTTGATACAGTTCTTTCAGGACATTTTCATACAAAATCTACTAGTAACAATGTATATTATCTTGGCACACAATACGAACTAACGTGGAGTGATTATCAAGATCCTAAAGGCTTTCATGTATTTGATACAAGCACTAGAGAGATAGAGATGATAAGAAACCCTTATCGTATGTTTCATAAAGTATTCTATGATGATGTAAAGAATACGTCAGATGAAATACTGCATAAAGATTATTCTATGTATGGTAACACTTATGTAAAAGTTATTACACAAGAGAAAGAGAACCCATACACATTTGATTTGTTCATGGATAAACTCTATCAAGAAAATCCTATTGCAGTACAGATTGTAGACGATCATCTAAACTTACATTTAGAAGGCGATGATGATTTGGTAAATCAAACACAAGATACAGTAACTATATTATCCAATTACATTGAAAATATGGAAACAAGTGTACCAAAGAAAAGACTCGACAACTTAATGAGAACCTTGTATAATGAAGCTTTATATATGGAAGTGTAATGATATACTTTGAAAATATTCGATGGAAAAACTTTCTATCGACAGGTAATCAGTGGACAGATATACCTTTAAATACTCACTCAAATACAATTATAGTTGGTGAGAATGGTGCTGGTAAATCAACAATACTAGATGCACTGTGCTTTGTGTTGTTCAATAAACCTTTTCGTAAGATTAGTAAATCTCAGATGCTAAATTCAATAAACATGAGTGGCCTTGAAGTTGAAGTGAAGTTCAATATAGGCAAGATGAACTATAGAATATTGAGAGGTATGAAACCAAACGTATTTGAGATATATCAAGATAATACTTTACTTAATCAACCTGGTTCTGCCAGAGATTATCAAAAACAATTAGAAGAAACAATACTTAAACTAAACTTTAAATCTTTCACACAGATAGTTGTTCTTGGTGCATCTACATTTATACCTTTCATGCAACTGTCAGTATCACATAGACGAGAGGTGATAGAAGATTTATTAGATATTAGTATATTCTCTAACATGGGTAAACTATTGAAAGATAGAGTTGCCGAGAATAAAGAATCTATACGTGACTCAGACTATCAGATAGATTTACTTAAAACAAAAATAGATACACAACAATCTTATATTCGTAAACTTAAAGAACAGAACGATGATACGATAGCTACATTTCAAAACTTGATAGATGGTGCCCAAGATGAAATCAATGACTTAACACAACTATCAAATGGTATAGTTGAGAAGATAGAGTTTCTATCAGAAGATGTTGCACCTCTCAAAGTCAATGAAAATAAGAAAGCGAAACTTATTGACATTCATAATAGAATGCGAAGAAAGATAAAGAATGCAGAGAAGAGAATAGCTTTCTTCAATGATAATGCAGAGTGTCCTACTTGTTCTCAAGATATCAATGATGATATTCGTGACAGTAAAATATCAGAAACAAATGCTACTATATCAGAAGTTCAAGCTGGTGAAAGCGAATTACAAAAACAATTAGCTGAACTAGATGGTAAAATAAATGAAATGTTATCTGCACAAAAAACTTTGGTAGAGTTACAAACAGAAATCGCAGAGAATAATTCTAGTATAAAATCTCTGAATAAATCTATACAGAAAAACCAGAAAGAAATAGAGAAGATAAAAGATACTGGTGTGGACAGTGCTGAAACATATGAAAAACTTAAACTCTATGAAGATGAAAAAAGATTAAATGAAAGTAGAAAAGAAGAGTTAGTCAATGATAGAGAACTCTATGGTGTTGCAGTAAACATGCTCAAAGATGATGGTATCAAAAAGAAAATTATCAAACAGTATGTACCAGTGATGAATAAGCTTATCAACAAATATCTGGCCGCTTTAGATTTTTTTGTATTATTTGAGTTAGACGAACAGTTCAACGAAGTTATCAAGAGTAGACATCGTGACGAGTTTTCATATGCATCATTCTCAGAAGGTGAAAAGATGAGAATAGATTTAGCATTACTATTCACATGGCGTTCTATAGCAAAACTGAAGAACTCTATCAATACAAATCTATTAATACTTGATGAGGTATTCGATGCATCGCTAGATAACAATGGTTGTGATGAATTTCTAAAGCTATTAAATCAGTTAGATAATCAGACAAACGTATTTGTGATATCTCACAAAGGCGATATACTTTCAGAAAAGTTCAAACATCAGATACGATTTGAGAAATACAAAAACTTTAGTAGAGTAGCATAATGGGCAAGCGAAGCGATTTTGAAAGAAGAGAAAGAGATTTTTATCCTACACCAGAAGAGGCCGTTCTACCATTATTACCACACATAGAAAATTATTTTCAGTTTATAGAACCTTGTGCTGGTGATGGTGCTTTAGTAATGCATTTGATGAAGCATAAAGATTGTTGGTGTATATTACAATCAGACATAGAACCC